GGCCCTGCCCAGCGGCCAGAAGATCGCCCACGGCAGCACCGGCATGACCAAGGCCAAGATCATCCAGGCCCGCAAGCTGTTCCGCGCCAACGAGAAGGACAAGCACAACGGCGAGCAGCTGTTCATGCTCTACACGGCCGACATGGTCGAGGACATCATGTCCGACACCACGCTGACCAGCGCCGACTTCCTGGCCAACAAGTTCCTGCAGGAAGGCGACGTGGTGGGCAACTGGCTGGGCTTCACCTGGATCCCCTTCGAAGGCATCGACCCTGTCAGCGGGTCCACCTACTACACGGTGGCCTGGGCCAAGTCGGCGATCCATCTGGGCGACGGCTACGTCGAGGGTCGCGTCGACCGCCGGCCGGACAAGAAGAACCTGTGGCAGACGACCATCAACTGCTCGATGGCGGCTGGCCGCCAGGACGAGAAGGGGGTAGTTGAAATTGCTTATCAATGAGGCACTGATGGCCCCGCTGAAAGAGCGCTTCGAGTCCCGCATCCGGGTGACGCCTGGGTGCTGGTGGTGGACCGCCGCCAAGTGCGGCAACGGCTACGGCCACATCCGCCACCAGGGCCGCGTGCTCTACGCGCACCGCGTCAGCTTCCAGCTGTACGTGGGCGAGATTCCGCAGGGCCTGCATGTGCTTCACAGCTGCGACAACCCGCTGTGCGTCAACCCCGCACACCTGTCCGCCGGCACGCATCAGGACAACATGTCCGACATGTACGCCAAGGGTAGGCGCAGGGCGGCGACAGGACTGCGCAACGGGGCGGCAAAGCTGGATGAGCGATCAGTTCAACGAATCCTCGGCAGCGACCTGTCGTCTCTGAAGCTGGCGCCGATGGTCGGTGTCAGCTCATCCCGAATCCGTCAAATCCGTCAAGCGGCCCGCGCCGCAAGGAGTATTCATCATGGCTGAAATCGTCTCCCGCGAGGCCGCGCGCCTCGCCACCACCGGCGGCAAGATCCGCGCCGGTTCGTCTGGTCGCCTGCATGCCAGCGTCATCACCGGCCCCGACACCGCGGCCTGGGCGCAGAACGACACCTGCGGCAACCGGGACATCATCCCGGCCGGCTCGCGCATCGTCGGCGCGTTTGTGTCGTGTGCCGCGATGGGCGCCTCGGTGACCCTGGACGTTGGCCTGCGCACCTGGACCGCGGACGGCACCGGCACCGCCGTGGACGCCGACGGCATCGTCACGGCGCTGTCGGTCTCGTCGGCCACCTCGGCCTACAACGGCAGCGGCGCGCTGGTGGCCGCTGGTGCCGAGTACGTGACCTCGGTGCCGACCGAGCCGTACTTCACCCTGGCCGGCGCCAACCCGACCGACGACGCCGACATCCGCGTGACCGTGCTCTACATCGCCGCCTGACGCACCACGCCCGCCGGTGAACGGGTAGCACCGGCAATACGGAGGGGGCCCGCGAGGGCTCCCTCTTTCTGTTTCTGGACCCGAGGACGACATGAGCAGCAGCGCCATCTCTCTGTGCTCGAACGCTCTGCAGCAGCTTGGCGACGATCCCATCGCGTCGTTCGCGCTGAGCGAGGGCAAGCGGGCCCGGCTGTGCGGCAACATCTGGCCGCAGGTGCGCGACTACCTGCTGCGCAAGCACGCATGGCCCTGCGCCAGAAAGCGGGTGGTCCTGGCGCCAGAGGCAACCACGCCGGCGTTCGACTGGGGCTATTCCTTCGTGCTGCCCGGCGACTGGCTGCGCAACCTGCAGGTGGGCAAGCGCGGCGAGCGGCCGAACTTCGAACTTGAGGGCCGGAAGATCTACGCCGACACGGCCACTCTGTACCTGGCCTACGTGTGGCGCAACGAAGATCCTGCCCTGTGGGACACGCTGCTGTGCGATCTGGCCTGCGCTGAGATGCAGGCGCGGCTGGCCTACCCGATCACGCAGTCGGCCAGCCTGGCGCAGCTGAAGCGGCAGGAGGCCGACCAGATGCTGCGCGAGGCCAAGAGCATTGCCGGGCAGGACAACGAGCCCGAGGAATGGGGCGACAGCCCGTTCACCGACGTGCGGTTCTGACCCATGCGCAACGACACCCTGCAGACCAACTTCAGCGGCGGCGAGCTGTCGCCGCGCTTGTACGGCCGGCCCGACCTGGCCAAGTACGCCGACAGCGTGAAGCTGGCCCGCGACGTGGTGGTGATGCAGCACGGCGGAGTGTGTGGCCGCCCGGGCACCGACTACCTTGGCGAAGTGAAGGACAGCAGCAAGCTGACCCGCCTCGTGCCGTTTGTGCGCGATCAGGACAACGCCTATGTGATCGAGATGGGCGACGGCTATGCGCGCTTCTGGAAGGAAGGCGCGCTGCTGGGGGCGATCTACGAGATCGCCACGCCCTACACCACGGCCAACATCTTCAATGTGGACTTCACCCAGGGTGCAGACACCATGTTCCTGGCGCTTGGCACGCTGCCGGTCTACCGGTTGCGACGCTTCGCCGACACGCGATGGGTGATGGAGGCGGCACCGTTCAACCCGGCGCCGTTTGACGCCATCGGCCGGCGGCAGGCCACGGCGATCACGCTGGGCGCTGTGTCCGGCAGCACGACGGCAACTGCTGCCGCGGCCGCGTTCCTCGCATCTGACGTCGGCCGCACGATCCAGCACAACGGCGGCGAGGCCACCATCACCGGCTTCACCAGCACGACGGTGGTCGACGTCACGGTCACCAGCACATTCGGCAGCGTGACACTGACGGCAAGCGAGTGGGTGCTGACGGCATCGCCGCAGACCACCTGCACGCCCACCGACAAGGAGCCGGTCGGCAAATCGACCACGCTGACGCTGGCGGCTGATGGCTGGCGCAGCGATGACGTGGGCCGGTACGTCACCCTCAACGGTGGGATGTTGAAGATCACCGCCTACACGTCGGCGACGCAGGTCACGGCCCGCATCGAGTCTGTGCTGACGGCAACCACGGCGGCCGAGGCTGACGCCTGGACGCTGGAGTCGGCGGTCTGGAATGCGCAGGACGGCTACCCGGCGTCGGTCACGTTGCACCAGCAGCGCCTGGTGGCCGGCGGATCGGCGCGCTTCCCGCAAACCATCTGGGGCAGCCGGGCCGGCCTCTACAACGACTTCACCAAGGGCACGCTGGACGACGACAGCTACAGCTTCGAGCTGAGCAGCGACGAGGTGAACCCGGTGCAGTTCCTGTCGAGCAACCGCGACCTGGTGGTGCTGACCTATGGGGGCGAGTGGGTCCTGTCTGGCGGCATCGAGAAGCCAATCACCCCGACCAACGTGCGCGCCACGCCGCAGGCCAAGGTGGGCAGCGCCAAGGTCCGGCCAGAGCAGATCGACGACGACCTGTACTACGCCCAGCGCGGCCTGTCTGCGCTGCGCACGCTGGGCTATGCGATCGAGGTCGGCGGCTACCGCAGCGGCGAGGCCAGCACTTTCAGCGAGCACCTGGTGTCCGGTGGCGTCGAGAACATCAGCTACCAGCAGAGCCCTGAGCGAGTGCAGTGGGTGCAGAAGACGGACGGCACCTACCTGGCTGTGACGGTCTCGCGCGAGCAGGCTGTCCGGGCATTCACGCTGTGCACGCCAGCAGCTGGCGGCGTGGTCGAGTCGATGGCCACGATCCCCGAAGGCGGCGAAGACAAGACCTACATGATCGTGCGCCGCACGATCAACGGGGTGACGAAGCGCTACGTCGAGCGCATGAACTGGAGCGCCTATCAAGACTGCCGCGTCACCAAGACGCCCGGCAGCGCGACGGTGACAGGCCTGGGCCACTTGGCCGGCGTCACGGTGTCGGCGGTTGCCGATGGCGTGGACCTGGGCGACTTCACCGTCACGGCTGGCGGCCAGATCACGCTGCCGCGGTCTGCGGCCAGCGTCACTGTCGGCGCGCGCTTCACGCCGCTGATCCGGCTGCTGCCGCCCGAGTTCGGCACAGGCATGGGGGCTGCCGCCGGCAAGAAGGTGATGACCGGCCAGACGAAGGTTCTGTTCAAGGACACGATCGGCTGCAACGTCAACGGCCAGCCGCTGGCGTTCCGCGAGTTTGGCGAGGATGTGCTCGACGCGCCTGTCTCAGCCTTCAGCGGCTGGAAGGACATCAGCGACTTCGGCTGGTCCGTCGATGCCGGCGAGGTCGAGATCAGCCAGCCGCAGAGCTACCCGTGGACAGTTCTCGCTGTGGTGCGGCGTGTGACTGCCAATCCTGGGTGATGCGCATGATCCGCAACGCCACGTCGGAAGACATCCCCCGCATGGTCGAGCTGGGCCGTCTGATGCACGCCGAGAGCCCCAACTTCCGCGGCATGCGGTTCGACGCCGACAAGCTGGCCAGCGCCGTACGACATGCGATCAACAGCCCGGCCGGGTTTGCTGGCGTGGCCGAACGCGACGGGCAGGTGATCGGCGGCCTGGTGGCCATGGCGGTTCCGCACTACTTTAGCCCCGACGAGGTGGCCTGCGATCTGGCGCTGTTCGTGGCGCCCGAGCACCGCGGCGGAATGGCGGCTGCCAGGCTGGTGGCCGCCTACCGCGACTGGGGCAAGGCGCTGGGCGTGGCCAAGGTGCAGATGGGTGTCATGGCTGGCGTCGAGGCATGGATGGTCGAGGCGCTGTGTGAGCGGCTGGGTGCGCGCCGCGTTGGCGTGGTGATGGAGTTCTGACGATGTGCGTTCCCCTTTCGCTTCTATCTGCAGGCATGAGCGCCGGCGCTTCAGCCGGCGAACAGCAGGCCGGCGGCCTGGCCCGGCAGGCGTCAGCGCAGGGGATCGGCGCGCTGGCCAACCTGGCGTCCGGCGTCGTGCAATCCAACGCAGCCCGAGCCGATGCCGGGCTGGCGCGCGCTGAAGGGCAGGCCAGGGCGCGCCGGGTGCGCACAGCCGGCGCAGTCGAGGCCAGCCGATCCCGCAGCGATGCGGTGGGGGCCGGCGTGTCGCTCAACAGCGGGTCAGTGCTGCTGGCCGAGCAGCAGATCACGCGTAACGTCGAGCAGGATGCGCTGTCTGCCATCGCCACCGGCGCCAGCAGGGCCAGTTCGCTGCAGTCGCAGGCCCGCGGCGCCATGCTCAATGGCGCGCTGGGCGCGCTGAGCGGGATGGTGACGGCCGCCGACAAGTGGAAGCGGGCGAAGACGTGGGCGCCTGCAATCCAGCCGAGCATGCCCGATCCGGTGGACTACTGACATGGCGCGCATCTCTGCAGGATTGGACTTCGGCCAGGCTGTAGTGCAGCCGGCGCGCACGCAGCCTGTCGACGTCGGTCCTGGCGTTGCCGCGGTGGCCAACAGCCTGGAGCGGGTCGGTGCGCAGCAGCAGGCCGAGGGGCAGCAGCTGCAGCGCGCGCAGGATGCCGAGGCCCGGCAGGCGGCGCAAGAGGCCAAGGTCGCCCGCGAGGCTGCCGAGCGCGGCGCGGCCCAGGCCAAGATGATCGCCATGCGCGACAGCGTGAGCGACGAGCTCGAGCGGATCGGCCAGGAGGTGCTGGAAGGCCGACTGCCGAAGACCGACGCCACCAAGGCCTGGCAGGACCGCACCGCGAAGATCCTGGCCGACAACATCGAAGGCGTGCCCGAGGTGCACCGCGCGACGGTGCAGGCTGACCTGCAGGCGCTGACCGGCCGGCTGACCAGCAAGGTCGGCGACATCGTGCGCAAGCGCGACCAGACCGACACGCTGGCCGCGATCACCCAGGTGCAGGAATACACCCAGCGCCTGGCGGTGACCGAGCCCGACAAGGCGCGGCAGATCTGGCTGGACACCGTCGACCAACTGGGGCCGTTCGCTGGCCTGCAGCCGGACCAGATCGCCAAGTCAAAGCAGGGATGGATCGAGGGCACGGCCTACACCCGGGCGTTCACTGCGGTGAACGCGGCGAAGACCGACAACAAGGCGCTGGCAGCCGTCGAGCGCGGGATCAACGAGAACCCGGATCTTGACCCGCAGCGCAAGGCGACGCTGCTGGCCCAGGTGGAGGGCTACCGCGCCAGCAACGAAGCCCGGGCACTGCGCCAGGCGCAGCATGCGGAGATCGTGGCGCAACGCGCCGAGCGCCAGTCGACCGAGGCCTACAACATCCTGAGCGGCTGGGCCATGCAGGGCAAGCAGGCGGATCCTGCTGCGGCAGCCAGCCTGATCGCACGACTGACCCCGACCGCGGCCGCAGCGTACAAGGCCGTGGCAGCCGAGATCCCGGCGCGCACTGCAGTGGCCATGCTGCCGCTGGACGTGCAGGCCCAGCAGCTGGACCAGCTCAAGGCCCGCCGCGCCGTCACCGGTACCAGCGTGGAGCTGGAGCGCGAGATCAAGCGCCGCGAGGAAGTGCTGACCCAGGCGCGCAAGGACTACGCCGACGACCCGCTGCGCGCTGCCAACGAGCGCGGCGTCATCACCAGCCCGCTGCGGCCGCTGAACACGGCCAGCCTGGACACGATCGCTGCAGGCCTGGCCGAGCGGGCAGGGCAGGCGCAGGAGGTCGCCACCATCACCCGCCGGCCGGTGTCGCCCCTGCTGGCATCCGAGGCGCAGCAGCTGGGCGGCATCCTCAGTGCACTGTCGGTGGCCGAGCGCGGCCGCCGCATCGCGCAGATGGCCGAGCTACTGCCGGCCCCGATGATGCTGGCGCTGGCCCAGCAGATCGGCGGCGAGGACAAGGGCGCCAAGCGGGCCCTGGCGCTCGAGATGCAGTTCGGTGCCGACAAGACGGTCAGCGGGCGGTATCGATCCGAACTGGTGGCGCTGGGCGCGCAGGCCATCCGCGACAAGGGCATCAAGGAGGACACCTCGGCCGAGTTCGGGCTGCGTGCGCAGATCGCCAAAGAGATCGGCGACAGCCTCCCGCCCAAGTGGCGCGAGGATGCGATCGAGGCGGCGCGCCTGATGTACCTGGGGCAGCAGGCCGAGGGCATCAGCCCGAGCGTGCAGGGTGTGGTGCGGCTGGCGGCCGGCGGCGAGATCGTGGAGCACAACGGCCGGCGCATCCCGATCCCCGCAGGCATGGACGAGGGCCAGTTCAAGACCAAGCTGAAGACCTACCCGGCCGACGCCATCGCCAAGCAGGCCCCGAGCGGCCAGGTGATGCTGCCCGGCGGCAAGGCGATGCCGGTGGCCGACTTCATGGCCGGCCTGCCTGATGCGGTGCTGGAGCCGGTGGCCCCGGGCCGGTTCGGTGTGCGCGCGGGCGGCGGCATCGTCATGGGTCCCACTGGGCGCCCGATCATTGTCGAGGTGCGCTGATGGCCCTGGGTGCAGCATACGAAGACGACGCCATCCAGGCGCTGGCGAACACGCCGACCGCGCCGAAGCCGGCGGCAGAGGGCAAGTTCAGCGCGTGGAAGACCATCACGGCACCGGCCCGCGGCGTGACCGAGGCCGCGGCGCAGGTGCTGGGCAGCACGGCCGATGTGCTGGGCGGGTTCGGCCAGGTGCTGGGCGCGTACCCTGACGCGCTGGGCCCCGGCGTGCAGTTGAGCGGCCAGCAGCGCAAGCAAGCCGACGCCCAGCGCCAGCGGCTGCTGTCCGAGGGCGTGGACATGAGCAGCGAGGCGGGCGACCTGCTGCGCGAGTCCGGCCGCGGCTACCGGCCCGACCCGGTGACATCGCATGCGGCCGAGCAGGTGGTGTATGGGTTCGCCCGCGGCGCGTCCAAGGTGGTGGGTGGCGCACTGGTGGCCGGGCCCGCTGGCGTGCTGGCTGCCGGCGCCGAAGAAGGCATGAGCGCTGCCGACGACCTGCGGCGCCAAGGCGTCGACCTGGCCACCCGCACCAAGGCCGGGGCAGTGCAGGGCGCCGGCCTGGCCCTGGCAGCGCTGCCTATCGTCGGCCAGTCAGCAGCGGCCACGGCGGGCCTGTACGCGGTGGGCGGCCCGGGCGGGTTCATGGCGCAGCAGGCCATTACCCGCGAGATCCTGCAGGGCGCCGGCTATGACCAGATCGGCGCGCAGTTCGATCCGTTCGACCCGGTGGGCCTGGCGGTGGCCACCCTGCTGCCGGCGGGCTTCGCGGCCTACGGGCTGCGCCGGCAGAAGCTGCAGCGCGCCGTCGACAGCCTGCCGGATCTGCCGCCGCGCGCCGATGCTGCGCCGCCGGCCGAGCCTGCCGCACCGGTGCCGA